CTGAAGACACACCAACACTTAAAAGCTGTAGGCCTCCTGTAGTGCTTTGGAGACAGCTTTCAGATCCATTAGACATAAGACTAGGGCTGATTGCTGTGTTTACTGGCATACCACTTGAGCCTGCACCATTATAAGTTTTGTTGGTGTTGTAGCTTCCAGAGGTATTGTTGCCACCTACTTGCGTGTTAGTATTTAAATCACCTTCTTGGCTGTTATCTGGTAGTTCAGAAGGCACTCCTTCTATTTCTACCTCACCTTCGACTTCAACTTGTTCTCTAGTCTGGGCAAACCCTGACAGCGATAAAGTCATTAGCGCAAATAACAACCAATAACGCATAATTTACCAAGGCATACCATCAGCAGATACAGGATTCTTCTGCGCTTCGATGTTAGCTGTCAGTGCCGCTTCAGTAGCGTCTTGGTCTACCTCTGCGTGTACCCATGCCAGCACGTCAGCCTCTGTTAAGCTGTCGTAAGCAACAAAGCCGTCAGCATCAGCGTCAGGTGTAAAACCTACAGTGCCGTAGCTAGAAGCTGTAAATGTGTCGTCACCAACAGTTTCAGATTCAGTAACACGCCAGTGTGCAACGGTTACACCGCCGTCTGCCAAGTTACGCTCAAGGTTTGCGATAGTCCATGTAGCCATTGTTAGTCTCCAAATACTGCGTTGCAAATAGTTTGTACGTTAGAAGGTTCTGATGACCAGTCGTCGCCAGAGTTAATTACATGACGGTGATACGACTGTGAAATTACAGCGCCGTCTTCAGCAATACGAGTGGCAGTGCGTACTTGAACGACAGAGCCGTCTTCTGTAGCTACTACTTCGATCTTGTCTGCTACTGTTTCTTTAGTTAGTGACATTGTTGTCTCCTTAGTTAGTCCAGCCCCAGAGTCCACTGAGGCTATTTAGGGTTAGGTTGTCTTGAATACAAAAGTCGCCGAAAAGTAATTTCTAAAAGCACTAGCACCAGTTGTTAAATCTGTTACATCTACTAAGTCAAAGTTACCTGTAATATTCGTGGCTCCTTTTTGAAGCGCTAGGGAGTATTGACCATTGTTTCCGTACACTCTTAAATTAGGCATGTCTGTTGCAAAACGAACGGCCGTCCCTATAGCTCCAGAAACAGGTGCGTTTGAAGCCGAGTTAAAGGCAAAGGGATTTCCTGTGATTGTAATAGCTCCAGAAGCCGTACCCACAGAAACGTTGCTTGTAGCTACAACGCACGTAAGACGAACAGTGTCACCAATTTTGGTGTATGTCCCGTGTTGTACTGAGTACGTTAGCGTAGTAAATGAACCAGACGCTGAAGCAATCCCAGGAGTCCACGTCCCTTCTTCGTAGTCGTCTAGCTTGTTCGCCGCCGCAGTACCGCCGAGGTATGCTCCACCTGACAGGTAAAGGTTTTTGAATCGACCTGTTGAATAACCTAAGCTAACAGCGTCATCTCTAACTGCGCCAGAGGAGTCACCGGGATTAACAGTAGAGTTACCAATCCAAACGGAAGTGTTTAAGTCGGTGCGTCCCATGTAAATAGAAGAACTATTTTTAACACCGCCGGACAGGTAGAGGTCTTTGAAGCGGTTACCAGTATTGCCTAAATCAGTTGTCCCATTAGACAAACTTCCAGACAGCATTGGATTAATAGATGTGCCACCAAAATCAAGACCAGTTTCGTTTGTTCCTGTGGAAGTTATATACAGTACAGTTCCTGCACGACTACCAATACTGCCGACTGCTGAGTTGTCCTTGCGGAACTGCAAAATAGAACCGTCGCTTGTTTCACGGTTTAAAACAGCTACGTTGTCGCCGTCTCTGGTAGAAACTAAAAGGCCATCTGAATTTATTTCATGTCCTGCGACACTAAAAGCCGAACCAGTCTTCCCAACCAACAAGTTGCCGCTGGAGTCGACGCGTGCGCGTTCTGAAGCATCTACCCACAAACTTAATTTAGAAGACCCTGTATCTTGTCCTTGGTCTGCCATTAAATATAAATCACCATTAGATGACTGTATTTCAGCGTAAGCGTTTCCTGTGCTGTCAGAGTCCTCTAAACGGATAACAGGATACCCCGCCGCAATGTGCAATTCTTCGGCAGGAGAAGTCGTACCGATACCTACCCGACCGCTAGCATCAATACGCATGGCTTCGCTAGTACCAGACACAAATTTTAAAGGTGCCGCTCCTGTACTAGAATCTCTACTGTATATGGTGTTAACGCCACTTTCAGCACCAATTAATAAAACACCAGCCGTAGCGCCTGTTCTTTCTAGTTTTAAATATGTAGAAATAGAATCAACTACATGAAGGCGAGTGTTTGTAGCCGGAGTAGTACCAATACCAACGTTGCCGATGGAGTCTATGCGCATGCGTTCAGCTGACACTGTCTGGTCAAACGCCGCAGTACCCAAGACAATCTCCTGACCTTCTATTTGAATAGGTCTAAGATTGTTGGCGGTATTCTCTATACTACGTAGTGAAGTACGGCTATCGCCTTCTGTGTCAAAATCTACCACTAAATTACGAGCGGAACTAAGCTGAACATGAAGCGGGCCTTGTGGCGAAGTAGCACCAATACCGACGTTGCCGCTTGAGTCGATTCGCATGGCTTCTGATGATACTGTCTGGTCAAACGCCGCAGTACCCAAGATAATTTCCGAACCTTCTACTTGGATAGGTCTAAGGTTGTTCGCTACATCCTCTATACTACGTAGCGACACACGACTATCACCTTCTGTGTCAAAGCCTACCACTAAATTACGAGAGGAATTAAGAGAGACCTGAAGAGGGCCTTGTGGCGAAGTCGTGCCGATACCGACGTTGCCGCTGGAGTCGATGCGCATACGCTCAGAGCCGCCAGTAAATATACGAGCAGTGTTTGCTATGCTATAGGATAGTTTATTTGTAGACGTACCAAACGTATCACCTATGACACCGCCTGAGAGATAGAGGTCTTTCCATCGAGACGTAGAAGAGCCTAAGTCCATCTGGTTATCAGCAGTGGTGTCGTCAACGTCACGAGGGATAATCAAAGTGTCTTCGATCTTGAGTCCGCGTGTGTCATTACCGTAGATGATGTTTGTAGATGCCGCTGAGATAGTACCGACTGCTGAGTTGTCCTTGCGGAACTCTGCAATGGTGCCGTCAGAGGTCTTGCGGTTAAGAACTAAAGACTGCGAACCGTCAGTAGTAGCTACAGCCAAACCATCATCTTTGGCTTCAAAACCTACGGTGTTAGTAGAGTCTTGAGAGGTTTTCCCAACCAACAAGTGTCCGCCGGAGGTGATGCGCATGGCTTCTGTGCCAGCGTTAGAGCTAAACGTAAGTGTGTCGCCACGTAGACCGCCTGACAGGTAGAGGTCTTTGAATCGTGAGTCGGACTTGCCTAAGTCAACAGTATTGTCTCGCAAAGCACCTGCATTGTTAGTTGGTCTTATTAAGTTATTTACGTCATCAAAGTAAAGACCTGTGTTGCCAGAAGAAAAATACAACTCACTACTAGCAACACCAATACTACCGACTGTGGCGCCGTTGCGGAAGTTTATAATTTCGCCATCAGACGATAAACGATTGAATAAACCAGAGCGTTGACCTGATGTAACGAAAGACCCTTCACCAGTGTTTCTAAGCACAACACCTGCCGTACTATTATCATTTGATGTTTTTGAAACCAACAAGTTGCCGTTTGTATCTAGCCTCATGACTTGACTGTCAGCCATGCCAAAAATTGTAGCTGTCTGACTGTTAAGCCTTAGGTTTCCATTTGTCGCAGTAATGTCAGCAGAAGCGCCGAAGCCTGTATCTGTTAAAGTTATTCTTGGGTCATTAGAAGTGCTTAGATGCAAAACAGATGACGGACTGCCAGTACCAATACCCAAAAACTCCGCAGACGCATCCCAGAACAACTTCGCAGTTGTCCCCGTGTACTCGTAAAAGCTGATGTCGCCATTAGCTTCAACACGTAGCCTATCTTTGGTGTTAGTCTGTAAAGTAATCTCACCAGCAGATGCAGAAGCGTTGATGTCAAAGCCAGCGCCTCCTAAAGTGGTGTCATAAGACTGCACTGTAAGCGTTCTACCTGCCGCGCTTCCGCTTAAGCTAAGAATGTCAGTAGCGTTAGCGCCAGCTTGAGAAGTCAAACCATCAGCCACCAAAGTACCCGTTACGTCGACGCCTGTGGAGGTGGTGGCTAGTTTTGCGCTTGTGTTGTGATATAGAGTTGTTTCTGAATCCATATCAATTTGCAGAACAACATTGTCGCTTCCATCTAGGAAATTAAAATTATTGCCGTTTGATTTGAAATTTAGGTTTCCAGAGCCAGCGTCTTCAATGTAGCTTTGCGAACTTGCATGATAAATTTGTAGGTCAGAGCTATCACCAAAGATGGCCTTGTCGTTGTCACCGAAGGACACGTCAGCCGTAGTCGTAAGACCTGCAAAGGTTGGACTGTCAGTAGTAGCAACGCCTTGGTCTAAAGACTTAACAGCAGTAAGGTTAGTAACCTCAGAGTCCATCAAAGCACCAGCGGCTGTGACGTTAGTAGTGTCAGTTACGTCTGCATTGGTTTCAACTGTGTCTAGCTTTGTACCATCTGTAGCTACGTCTCGACCGTCTACAGTACCGCCTACAGTAATGTTACCTGTGGCAGAAACAGTAGTAAATGATCCAGCTGCTGCAGTAGAACCACCAATAACAGTACCATCAATAGTACCGCCATCAATGTCAGGCGTGTTTACGTCAGGAGACGTTAATGTTTTGTTTGTAAGCGTTTGTGTGCCAGCTAGAGTTGTTACAGTGCTATCAATAGCAAAGGTAACAGCATTACCTGAGCCAGACGTATCAATACCAGTACCGCCTGTAAGTGTTAGCGCCTCAGAGTCTAAATCAATGCTTAACGCACCGCCTGAGTCAGCTTGAAAATCTAGGTCTTGTGCAGTGACCTGTGAGTCAACGTAAGCTTTTACGGACTGTTGAGTTACAAGTGCTGTAGCACTATCTGAAGATAAATCATCTTCATCAAGAATAGTTGTGACTGTTGAGCCAGAGGTTAATGTAAGACTATCAACATTGGCAGTCCCATCAATATAAAGGTCTTTAAACTGAAGGGAGGAAGTACCCAGATCAATATCATTAGTAGTAACAGGAACAACAGCACCATCTTGAATACGAATCTGCTCGACTGCTGCACTAGAAACCTCTACATAAAAACCCCAACGATTGTTAGTGCTATCTACTTCAATCTTGTTAAGAAAATTTAGGTCTCCAATCTTAAAGATGTTACCACCTTGACCAGAAGAGCCGTCGTGACGGTGACCAGTAGAAGATGCTGAAGTGCTTGAATACGTAAAGGCATTAACTAACTGGTTATACTCATCATTAAACAATGAGGCCGTAATAGTATCGCCATCACTTAACGTACTTTGTCGAGTGTAATTCTGGGCCATGTTTATCTCCTACCTGATGGCATATAATCTATGTAAAGGCCATTAACTGCATATGGCGCTTTAGTATCTGTACTTGTAATTCTAAAACTTACTGTGTTTCCGCTGCCTTCTACAGGCTGTCGAACCATTGGGTCGTTACTAGCGCCAAAGGTTGCTGTACCAAAAATAGCATTACCAAAGATTGCAGGAAGTGGCACAGAGTCCAGAACATAATCTGGAGGCTGTGGAATATCTGTGTCTTCGTAGTCAAAACGCATACGAAGTGTTGGCTGAATCTCACCTTCTGGGCTAAGAGACAACCGTGTGTACTTAATTGTTTTACGTGTACCAATATCACCAAAGTCAAAGTTTGGTGTTTGATAAATAGCTTCTATGTTTGAAGAAACGCCAGCGGGATTAAAAGCATTACCTGCATCATGATTATAAATATATCCATCTTTATCACCATGAAAAGCTTTTTCAACTCCGTTGTTATCGAATCCTGTTGTAAGTCCCATAGCTTGAATGCCAAGCGTTTCAGCCCATTCAAAGCCATTAGCAGTAAACGTACCAATAATTCCTTTAGAAACATTTGAACCTAAAGCCTTATCCGTATAAAATAAACGATACTGAGACTTAGAGCGCAGTACACAGCTATCAATAGTAAACGTGTTGATTGAGTCTGCAATATCTCCGATAACACTTTGAATCTGTCGAGACACAGAGCTTAACTCAACGTCACCAATACGGGCTGTACCAGCAATAGTACGAATACCGTCAGGACTCAAGAACAAAAGGTCACCACCAATTTCTTGAATGCTATAGCCTGACAAACAACCTACGTTTTCTGTAATAGGGTCGATACGTATATTGTTAGAATCATTAATGTTTATAAGCTTGTGAATGCTATTCTTAGCAAACACAATCAAATCAGTACGGAATCCACGAATACCTTGAATCTGATCTGATATGACTACTGAGCCAGCACCAGTACCTGTAAAGTTATCAGGGTCATTGTAAACACTGTAGTAAACTGTATTTAAATTATTTTCTACGCCTGCTGCAATAAGGTGATGGTCGTGGTTGGCTATGTACTTAACGCCATTAGTACCATCTACTGTAATTTCAAACGCAAAAAATGTACGAGTTGTTAGTGCGCCAGAGCCTTCCATACGGAACGAATAAAGCTTGTTAGCACCGTCTGCAATGATCAACTCGCCATAATCAAATGTTGCACCTTCAAAAAGTGCAAACGAGCATTGACCTTGCCCTGTACGTGTTAAGGCACTGCGACCTGTAAAAGTGGTATAGTTATCACCACCATTAGCCACACTACTTTTATTAATTTGTATCCACGTTGAGCCATCAATACTAAAATGTATATCAGTACCTGAGCAAACAACCACACCATCGCCATACACAAAAATCCCAAGAATGTCATTATCAGTATTGGGACGTGTATCACCATATTGCGTAAAGCCATTAATACGTCGATAGCCACCATCAGGATCTACCTCAAAGTTTCTAAGGCGTGTAGCAAGTCCGGGCTGTCGAAGCATTTCAAGCTGGTTGAGGTTGGTGTTTAAACCACCTCTACATGAAACGCCAAAGGGCTGAGACATTTATACAAACCTCACACGATCTGTTTTCATATAGTCAGGCGTAGAACTCATTAGATTTCCTTTCATGAGCTTTAGGCCACGCTTATAGTCTTCTAGTGCAAATGCTGCAGCTTGCGAGCTTTCTTTAAACTGATGAATATAGTATCTAGCTCTAGCAAGCAATACAGGCTTGTAAATATTTGGGAATACAATTTCATCCCCATGTGCGCTTAGTTCTGTTGGAAGATTGTACGCAAAGAAATAAACGCGATAAACTTTATCTGGAATTGAGCTTAGTCCGAACTTACGATTATCTGGACTAATAATAACTTTGCTAGGCTCACCATGGTTTTGCGTATCTGCATCGTCTTGGTTTTCTGATGTGCGTACAAAGTCTTTCCATTCTTCTGTAGTTGTAAACTTAAGATTTTTACTAACATAAGGCGCTGACTCACCGTCTACACCAATTGTTGTTAAATAAAAATTATCCCAATCAATATAGCCGTAGTCTGTTGTCAAGCTAGATGACGTAGGCTTTAACAAATACCAACGAGTGCCTGCTACAGTTTCTACATAAGTATTACCATAAAAAGGATCTGTAGAACCGCTTGTATCTACAGCAAGAAAAGGCCATTGAGGTTCTTCATTAACAATATCAAGGTATGCTCTGTTTACACAATCCTTAATATGTTGCTGAACACCAATAGCCCCAGCAAACGTCGAAGATGTGAGAGCTACTTCATTCAACTCTCGCAACAACTCGTTTGTAATTTCAAGATAAGTAGCAGCCATTATTTCTTATGAACCTTTTGAATTTCAAAGTTAGCTTCTTTCGAAGCACCTTTGTGGGGTTTGTAGCCATCTTTAGGATCTTTCATGAGCTTATGTTCTTTGCCCTTTTTCATCCAGTGATAGCCTTCAGGGGCTTTGACTTTCATTTTAGTTAGGCGTACAAGTGCGCATAGAACTTTTTACTGCGCTACCGCCTTTTCCGTATGCTCGACGTGCAGAGGCGTTGCCATCTTTTTTAACTTTACAACCCTTGTTGTATCCTGCCCTTTTATCTTTTTTCATCATTCTTTTTTCTCCCAAAAATACGATCATAGTTGTCGTCATATTTTTTCTTGTCTTCGTTTTTTAAGTACTGGCCTCTTAGTTTAACTTTTCCAGTACCCATTCGAATAGGGTTTGCTTCTGATCCAATTTGTGGCATAATAAAAACCTTAAAGAAAAGGGGGAGTATTTCATCCCCCATTCCGCTTTAGTCGATGCCGTAGAAGGCAGAGACAAGTGCTTCAGGACGAAGTACTTTAGCTCCGTAAACGTGAAGACCACGTACAATGTCGCCAAAGCTTGCAGTGTCACGGACTACTTCAGTGTTAATGATAGTCTGTGCAGTGCAAACTGCAGACATGTGACCAGCAATACACTTACCAGCTGCATTAGAAGTAGCTGCAATGTTGTTAGTCTTGTACATGTCAAAGCCACGCAACTTACCAGAAGATACGAGACCGTTACGGATTGAACCCTGACCAGCGTTAAAATCAACGCTCATAAGCTTAGAGCTAGACTGTACAAGCTGCTCGTAGAACTCTGGGTTAGCAAGGAACCAACGACCTTCTTCAGGAACATTTTGCTCGTCAAGAAGACGTGCCATGTGTGAAAGAACATCAATTGGATCATGCTCGCCAGAAGCGTAGCCGATGTCAAGGTTACCAGTACCGTCGAAGGTGCCAGCTGCAAGGTCAGTTGCGCTGTCCGAACCAAGGATGTGGTTAGGAGATGACGCAGGAACGCCTGCAAACATCTTAGCAATTACGCCCGTGTCAAATGCGTCACGAAGTGCGTAAGCAGCTGAAGACGAAGCAACTTCCTTAAAGTTGACGTGAGACATTGAAGTTTCGATGTCGTCAACGATGAACTTGAATGCGTTCGCCGTATCAACAACAAGAGTTACTTCGTTGTCAGTCAATGTAGTTGCAGTGATAGAACCACCACGCTCGTACTGATCAACAGAAATTACTGGCTCTTTGATGATCTTAACTGAATCACCGTAAGCTGAAATTTCACCAGCATAATCAGTATTTGTGATGGCTTCTGCAACAGATGCCTTGCGGAAGAAGTTAAGTACCTTCTTGGAATAGATTTCTGGCATGAAGTTATTGCCAGCGAAGTTGCTCCCGGACGACTGAGCAAAATATTGGTCCGATGTATTACTAGCCATTGTATTGACTCCTTAAAACAAAGTTATTTAATTACTCTGCCTTCTTGGGCCGCTTGATCAATTTCTTTTTCAAGTCGATCATAATCGTCCATAGATAAGGCAGCGATTTCCCGAGTTGTCCAAACTTTTGGCTGCTTAGTGTCTACAGTTGTAGTTTTAGTAGATACTAAACTTGCAGCGTCTTTTCTGGACACTTTTTGACTTGACTGAGTTTTAGGGCTTTTTACATTCATGCCCCTTTCCATTTTATAGATATCTATAGCACGACTAGCTAAACCAACATTGTCTGGGTTATTATAGATCCAACCTTGAATTTCTTCAGGTTGTTCTTTAGCCCAATCATGAAACTCTTCATCGCCACGAATATCTTCAAAGTCAGGATGACGGTCTCTCAACTTAGTTTCAGCTTCACGTCGTGCGATCATTGCTTCTCGCTCTTCGATTGCTTGCATCTTTTGTTGAAGTGCCTGTACTTCTTTTTGACTTCGTAGATGTGCAACAGACTCTACAGTTTCGTACAAATCAGGATAATCAGTTCTAAACTGCTCCAACTCTTCAGCTGATTTTGGCGGCTGGTAAGCTGGTTGAACAGACTGAGCTTGCGCTAACAGTTCTTGTTCTTTTTGTTTAAACTCTGAAATCCTTTCATCATAATGTCGTTTTAAATCGTCATACCTTTTTTTATAGTTAGTTCCTTTTTGTTTTTGAGGGGCCGTGTCTTGGGTAGCCTCATCAGAACTTCCTGATTCAAAAAATAGACTCTCTGCTGATCCATTAGATGCTTCTGGCTCCTCGTGCCAAGATTTTTTTGCATTGTATGGATTAGCTTCTGGTTCGTGTACTTCAGTCATGTCTTACTCCTTTTCGGGGCTTGTTTGTTTTCAAGGTGGCTAGAAGTAATTCTAGGGTCTTGAGATTACAAGGTGGCCTCAAGGTTATTGTTGTGATAAGGGGCTAAAAGTTCTAGGTAGCCTTATCGTCGCATTAAGCTAGGAATGCGATTAGAATCGAGCATCTGCTCTTCAATCTCATCATCACTCATAGCTTCATCTGGCAGTACAGCTTTCTCATCTTGTGTTGGGTCATTCATGATTCCACCAACTGCCTTGTTCTGTCGTTCAGATTGTTTTTCAGCGTCTTTCATCATTTTTTCTAGTTTTTCTACGCCGATAACATCTACTGCTTTTTTGGTAAATACAAATTCACCGTCTGAAAGTCGTGCAGGAATGTCGTCTGATGTGCCTGTGCCGGGACCATCAACTTCACCTGCACCTGTAAATTCTGCAGAAGACAAAACAATTTTGTCAAACAGTTCGCTAAGTCTATTATCAGCCTCTAGTGCTTTGTTGACATATTCTATTTCATCATCTGATAATGTTTCATCCATAACGTATGAAACGTAATCGTCTTCCATTTCTCCATCAGGCTTAATGCCTTCAGCGGGAATCAATAATCCCACCATTCCGCCATCTGCTTTCATTTCTCGTGGACCTAATTCTTGGACAAGATCTTTAAATCCTTTAAACATTTCATAGTCTTCTGGAGAAACATTAGAAATAAACTCACGAGTTTCTCTAGGATTAAGGCCTTTCGCATAAGTTTCAAGCTCTCCTAAACTATTAAACAGTTGTAGATTGTCTGCAACATCAGACGGCTCCATTCCGCGCACAAGCTCTAGCATGTCTTCTTGCACATCTCCCATATCTGGTGCAAGCTTAGAGCGATATGCTGGCGGCAGATCAGCCATCAATGCTTCTAAATCATCTGGGTCCATGTTGTCTAAAAACTCTGGATCTTGCATTAAAGCATCTTCGAGCATTTCTGCTGCTCTGTCTGCTTCTTCGTCTGCAAGAGACGATTTACGTGCTGCAGTTTTTGCAGGCGCTTCTTTAGATGCTTTTGCACCTGCAAAGCTTAAAACTTTTTTAGCTAAAATACCACCAGCGCTTTTTGCTTCGCGTTCTGGTGGTACCATTAAAGACTGATCATACATTGTCATCTTTGAATTCCTTTGCGGCTTTTACTTGGGCTGGAAGTGTCAGGAAATTATCCAGAAAATTCACTCTCCCCTGCTTGCGGTACATTTCCTGTTCCGATGTTGCCATCACCAGTCCCTGTAGCTCCAAGTTCTTGCGGTGGTTGAGGTACTCCTTCAGGGCTTCCCATAACTCCGGATTGTTCGTCAGTGGGGACAGCCTCGCTGCCAGTTGCTTGTCCAACATTATTTTGCATTCCTATTATTTGTGCAGCAATTGCAGCCTCTTCTGGGTCGTTGAGAATCTCATCAGGATCAAGATCCAGTGAGTAAGCTAACTCAGAAATAAGCTTAGACATTTTTACAAATGGAGCAATCGCTGGGTTTTGGGCTGTTTGCAAGAACATTGTTAATCGTTGACTTCGTACTTCTTTTTGCATTAGGCTGTTTGTACCCATAGCTTTAATTTCTAAATCGCCTTGGGTATCAATATCGCCTTCAAAAAACTGCATATTCCATTGGAAGTATGATTGTCCTAGCGGCTTAAGTAAAAAATCATCTAAGTTTTTTACAACCGTTTTAATATTAAGTGACGCTGCGCCAAGCAACATTGACATTCCTGATGCTGTTCGCGTCATGCTCTGCACACCTGTCTGTCCGTGTGAGTAGCTAGGAATGCCTGTTTGCTCGTCTGCAAGCTGTCGGAACTTATCAAACATCATCATGTTTTCTTGTGATGTGTTTGGAAACTTTAGTCCATGAATACTTTGGCCCGGAACACCTGCTTGTCGTCGGAAAATTTTGCCGGGATATACTTCCATGCTTTGACCACCAGCAAGCATAGACTCATCAACTTCAAAGACTAGAGAGCCACTAAGAGCTAGGTTGTCAATAGCCATACGTGCGTGACCGTTCATAACCTGCTGACTATCATTCATGTTTTCTGCAATACCGATACCAAAGAAGCTGTATGGGTTTCTCTCATACGGAAAAGCGTGATACGGTATACGCATAGGTGTAAATGGGTTGACTACTGCACGAAGCACAAGTCCATTACAAACCCAAGCATTAATTTGAATTTCAGCTAGGTCATCAACGTCGTCGCCAACGTCCATTCCTATTTCACGAGCGTATTCTGCATCCATTACGCCCCAATACTCTAGTACTTCATACTGACCACTACCATACTCATCTGAGCGTTGATCGTCTTTTAGCTCATGTTCGTAATCACGTTCAGTATAGTTTGGCCCTAAAGCCAACACTTCACGAATAGCGTCTTCATTAAAATAAGGTAGCTTGGTTAAACCTCGAACTTGAGACTTATTTAGTTTATGACGATGAAGAACATATTCACATTCATCTAGGCTAGTGGCGCTAGGGTCAGGGAAAAAATCCCAAATAGACACAAACTCAATGCGAGGTACTCTAACAAATAGCGGGTTATATTCACGTTCTCCTGTTTCTTCGCTGTTTTCCCAGCGGTGTAAAGTTTTATTATAATTAAACGGTCCTTTAATAATACCTGTACCAAATAAACACGACTCAAATATTGCATTGCGAAGTTCGCTTGAGCCGTTAGACTCATCAATCTGATCGTGAATTAACTTCTCCATATTACGTGCTGATTTTTTAGCTGGAGAAATTTCTAGTACTTGAGGATCTGGGCTAGGACCATCTTCAAAATTATCAATATTTTCTTCAATAGTTTCGTCTAAAAACTTGGAAGCTCTGTATGTAGCTCCCGGTTTTAAAACTTTACCGTCACCATCAAAGCCTACATCAAATGGGTTTTCGTCTGCACTTTGTGCGCCTGTAGGTGTAGCTGCACTTGTTTCAATTCCCGGCACTGATTGGTTTGCAAGGTGCATATACTCTGCAACGCCTTCGGGAATAACAGTAGGACTAACGCCAATGGGGAACTTCCCTGTTCCAAAAATAACATCAATCAGTTGTCCGTATGCTGCTAATACTTTAGTTTTTGTAATTTTAATAAAGACTCTAGACTTTTCGCTTTCACGGAAAGGAATTCCTTTTGGATACACACCACGAAAGTTATGATAAGCATTAATCCAGCGATCTTCATCGTGTTCACGCGCTTGTTCTGCACTAGTAAAACGCGCTTCGATAAGACCTGCAAGATTAGATTTGAGGCTTTCGTCTAACTCAACATTAAGACCATCTTCATTTTCAACTTCTGTGAAATAAATATTGTCTGCGCTGTCTAAGATGTCTTCATTCATATATTAGTAACCAAACGTCGAGTCGAAAGGCTGAAAGTGTTGTTCACGCTGTAAATTACGTATTTGACTTAGCGGATCATTTATTCGTGGCCTAGACATAATTAAGTATCGTAGTGCGTCGTAAGCGTGATCCGAAGCGTGTGTATCAACATCCTCAGGATTATTTCTATCAAGCGGAATGCCTTGTAGTTCACGAATCAGATTAGGACAAGTATTAAATATCTGCATTCGTGGCCTGCCAGATGGTTGAACTTTTAAGTGTTCATGTATCTGTATTTTTCCTGCAACACGGTTCTTATCTGCAGGACGTAATTTGTGTCCACCTTGTATTAGGGTTTCTGCAACTGTCGGGCCAGTAGTTCCTGTGCGTGACCAACACGCTGTATCTAATACGCCTCTGACAGAAGTTGGATCATTTAGTTCCATGTTAGTAAGCATTTCTGCTAACTCTGTAGCTAAAAGACCCTTTCTATATAACTCTCTATATATAATCAGCGTTCCGTCGCTAGGGTCAAGTGCGGCCCAAACGCAAGCTGATTCTGATGCATAACCATAGTCAAGTCCTTTGGTTCGTTCCCAGTGTAGTGGGATTTCAAACGGCTCAACGACATGGAGATGCCTGTCAAACTCTGTAAATGCTGCGCCTTCTGCAATTTCCCAGTTACCCTCAAGCAACTGTTTGCGCTGAGTAGGCGGCAAGCTTTTTAGCATTTGTTCGTATCGACCATCTTGTGCCAGATACGGATTGTCATTCAATCTTGCTGGAATAAACTTACGTGTAATTCCATCATCACCCATAAAAGACTCGTTAGGTGGTGATGGTGAAATGTACCTTTTCTTAACCCATTGTGCGCCAGAACCGCCGGGGTTTGCTGTACAGCGCATGTAAGGTACTATTTCTGAATCAGTTGTACGTAATCGTGAAGCTAAATAGTTCCAAGAAAATTCGGTTGGGAGATGGGTAATTTCGTCAAAACCTATCCAACTGTATGCTTGTCCTTGATAACGATATACGTCTGCATCTCGTTCTAAGAAACCGAATTCAACTTTTGCACCGCTTGGAAAATTCCAAAGCTTTTCTACTTCACGATATCTGCAGCCGGGAAAGGCTTTGGGATAAAGTTCACGAGATTTGTCGATAAGTTCTCGTAACTCTGGCATAGAACGTCGCAGGATTAATGCTCTATGCGCTCCCCTATGTGCAAAGCGAAGTGGATCAACCAACATCGCATAGCTTTTGCCTCCACCAGCCGCACCGCCGTACAATACATCTGTTTCACCCGCAGCCAAGAAATCAGTTTGTGGTCCCTCATTAGGACTAAATATAACATTCTCTTTCAACTCAGTCTTGAGCGAAGATGCTGCTTCTTCTACAAACGTCTCTTCAACAACTTTACTTTTGTTGTTGTCTTCTAGCAAGTCTAGGGCTTTTTCGGTATTCTCAACAGATTTTTGGTATCGTGAGATAGCGGAACGTGCCTGCGCTATTTTTTTCTTTTTTGTCCTTACTTTTTTTGAAGCTTCTTGTTTTGCTTTAGTTCTTGAGTGATAGTTGTATCCCCTGCCCTTTGAGCCTTTTGGCCTTCCGGGTTTTTTCTTGGGGGTGCCATCAGCTTTTAGCTTAAAGCTACCGTCTTCATTTTGTAAATAGTTTTGTGGGTTTAAATCCCAATCGTTCTTATCCATCTTTTTTGATTATTTTTTGTAATCCTTGATGGGATATAGAGCGACCAGTTTCATGGGTCAACCACAACGCACCCTCGCGTAGAGACAAAGATTTTGATTTAATCATCGGTAGTATCTTGTTTAAAGCTTCAAGTTCGCTGGGTATCTCTTCGATGTGTTCAAAATCATTATCTACTAACCTGTAACCAAATGGAATTGTACTACTAGTCCGTCTCTTCATATTCTACATCTTCAATAATAGTCGGAGCTTTAGCCGGAAGAATAAACAATCCACTTGGCGTTTCAACTTTAACATCAAGCCTTTCTTTCTTTGCAACTCCTACACGGTCTAGGAGCGTCTGTGCGGCTTGTACACGAATATTAGCTTGAGGGATAGGCTCATCGCTCTCCATAACTTGAACGAGCTTCAGAGCCGCTTTAGGTGCGTTTACGGCCAACACGCCTTCAGCTAAATCTAGTATCTCAGACTTAAGAGCTTTTACAACTGCTGTGTAGCTTCCTGCTGCATAGCCTGCTAGTTCAGCAGCTTGACGTGCATTGCCTCCACAAGCAATAAGATTGTCAAGAAAGTCTTGTTGTTTTACTGTCAATTCTTTTTTAGTTTCCATGTTATACATTATATACCTATATTGTATCTTTGTCAAGAACTTTATTTATCTTTTTTTGGTATTATTTCATTGACAAAATTGAAATACAGGTGTATAATAATATTTGTACCCGTCAGAGGTGCATATATATACATCTACTCGCCCACTATCGTGGGTGTCTCTTTAAAGGCCGGTGGGCCTTTTTTTATGTCTGGGCTTTAAAGGTCTGTGGGGCCAACTGGTAGACACTCCAAAAATCTCCAAAAATGTTTGAGCATGTATATATATACGGGGGAGG